CGCCTCTTCTTGAATTGCAGGGTTTGCACGATGGGACAAGGTTGTGTTCTATGCCTCCACCGTCAACATGGGCGATGAGGTGGTCGGCTTCTGTTGCTACTCCTCCACACCAATGACATTCTGGGTTTTCTTGTAGTAGCAAGCGTCTTGCTTTGGCGTATTCTTTATTGTTTGTTGTGCTTTGTCGTGGCATCTCACGCGCCTTCGGCTTGTGCTAGCGCGCCGCCAAGGCGGCTTGCTTGCTCTTTAGTTAGGGGGGCATTCATGTCGGGCTAGGCCTTTCAGTGTTCTTTGTTATCAGTCTTGTTTGTTTAGCGTAACGCAAGAGATAAGTGTGAATGCCCCACCCACTGGCTTGCCCTACCCAGTTCCCAATTACTTTCAATGATGACTGTTTACACCTCGCCTAGTCGCATTGCCTAAACCATTTCGTGTTGCATGTTTCAGTGCGCGACTATCTACCCGCGTTACCGCGTTTCATCCAACCGCCCTGCGACAGGCTTAGGTCATGGGTCTAGCCGATTGTTTAAATGTTGTGATTAGTCAACAGGTATAACGCGTATTCCATGTCATTTGGTTTGAGCACTGTGTTATATATTCCAGCGTTTTCAAATGCCATCAGCCAACGCTTTTGCCCTGGCGTTAGTTTGCCTTTATCTGATTTAAGTTCAACAATGTACAACTTTCCGCTTGACGGATGCAGTAACACCAAGTCAGGGAAACCCGTGTCACCTTGCACATGTGTGGCCCAATGGCCGCGTGACGATTGCGCTGGTAGGTCATGGTGAATCAGCCATCCATACCGCTTGGCAACGCTAATGATTATGTCTTTAAATTCGTTCTCAGTCACGGTTTTGCCACATCATCACAAGTACCGTTGCCCATACGCCAATGACAATGCCAATAACATTAAACGCGACATAAATCATTTAAGTACCGCAATTACCGCGCTTGCCTCATGCGATTTCAATAACTCTAAAACGGCCTCATCACTGTTTAGGGTGCGTTGAATCAATTCCAATAAACGCAAATCGTCTAGACCCGCATCCTTGGCCAGTTTCTTTATGTAGCCCAACTGTTTTGGGGTTGCAAATGCGCCGCGGGGTATGTGCACTGGCGTTTCCCTAGAATCAACTGGGTCGGTTGGCGTTAATCGTTGCACTTTTTCCATTTCGTTGCGCGATGGTCTAGGGCCGTTACCTGTGGACTGAATCGGACAGTTTGCTATTGCGCGCCCAATCGCCGATGTTTCACAATTCTCCACAAATGATGTTGCATTCACTCCGCGGTCGCTTTTGACTTCCTCGGCGTAACCGCTTGCCATTGGGTCTTTGTCGTCTTTGTTTGCGTACAATTCGGCGCGAAAGACGCACACATCGCCTGAATAGTTCATCATGCAGGTGTAAATGCGTCCGTTGGGGTATGCGGCCCACCATCTTGCCAGGCGTGATTCAACTGTTTCGTAATTGCTTAGGTCAAATGCCATTAGCACGCCACCCATACGATTGCATTGCGTCCGTAACGGGTTTTGCGGCGTAAACCGCTATCAATGATGTAGCCATCTTTGTGCAGGCCGTTTATGCGTGCAGAAACAGACTGTGCAGGTAGCAATAGCAATGTTGAAATTTCATCGGCGGTCATGCCTTTTGCTTCGGACTTTGCGGCCCACTTAATCCAAAAATGGATTAGTTCGCGTTGTTTGCCAGCGTGAGGTTTTGCCTTTTCGGCTGCTTCACGGGATGTATCGCCAGCATCGTGACGCACTGCAACGCTTGGATGGTCTAGTGCCACTTTTGTTTTGTGGCCACCTAAACCAATGGTGGATGTAAACATTTCGTACTGTTCGCTCATGTCGGGATTCCTTTGTTAGTCGGGTTTAATCTGGCCGCCTAGGCCTTCAATTGCCAAGATAACACATTCTGCGTAGTCGTCCTGACCACTGAGTTGAAAGTCAATCAACATGTTGCGTAGGCCACGGATTAGGTGGTCATCACGGTATTTGCGCGGCGCATGGTTAGGGCGCGCTATTTCATCCAGCATATTAAATACAGCCATTTGGTATTTCATGCCGCCCGCTTCCAAAATTAGTTTGCGTGTTTCCTCGGAAACTTCGCCCTGATTCCATGCAACGCCTTCGCTCATTGTGCTGTTCTCCACGGTGACCATCCTGAACGGGTAAAGATTATTAGCCCTGCACGCAAGTTAATTTGGGGGTCAAACAACATTTCGCATGAGGTAATTAAGCCTGCTTTTTGTAGGTAACTATTCGCGCCTTTGCACCAAAAACCATTTATTTGCATAAGGCCGTAACTGCCAGTCATAGGGTCTTTGCGGTTGTGGCTCAGTGCAATTCCGTTGCTTTCGCGGGTTATGACTTTCACAAGAGTGTTATATTCGCTTACTGGCCAACCCAGGTTTACGGCCAGCGCGGAAAACTGTTCGGCCGCTGTGGCGTAAGGGTCAATGAACAGGGTGCTTGAAGTAGTGGTTGAGGGTTCAATCAAAAACGGGGCGACATCCAGCGTGACCCTAGAATGGCTGGATTGGGCATTCTGAGGGCCTGAGAAGGCCGTAAACCCCAGTAGGGCAGAAATCAGCCCTGCAAGTAATTTGGGTGCTGTAAAGGTCATAAATAGAATTCCTTTCATCGGGTGAATTCCACCCTAAAGCACCTAAAGGGCTATTGCAAGGATTTGGCGGTTTTCCATGCCCTGACTGCCTCAGGGACTTTGTCGCCTACAAAATAATTAATATGCCATTTTTCGGAATCCAGTTCCCAACTGAATCCGTACTCCAAGCAATGTGCTTTCATAAATTCAAACCGTTCGCCTGACGCTGTGTGCACATCCACAGAAATGCCCCAGTTGTGGTGTGACTTTCCAGGTTGCGCTATTGGTGCGTTGCCAGGTTTCAGATACCAATTTTTGCCATTAAATAAACGCGGCTTGACATTTTCAATTGGAACTGTTGTCATGCGTGCGTTCCATGCTTGCAGTTGCAAAGTAATTGACCTGTAGGTGTCGTTTTGCGATGTCGGTTTAAAGATTGTTATTCCCTCTTTGTGTGCTCGCTCTTTTAAAGCATGCCAAGCATCGGCGGCTGGAAACAACAATTTCCCGTAAGGCTTTACATCCACCAACATGTTTGCTGGTATTTCTCCAGGGCGACAATGCGCCACGATGGTTGGCAAAACAACTTTATGCTTGTGGGGTACTGTCACGCCCAAAACCTTTATCATTTTTATTTACCCAACGCATCACAGGTGGAATGATTGCCGCTATTGCACCTTTTGCATAGTCACGCGGGTCGGTTGTTCCTGTTGAATAAACGGCTACAAGTGCGCCAACTAATGAACGGGCGTAACTTGCCAGCATTGCTTTATCTTGTTCTCTCATTTGTGGTTCTCCAAATGTGTGTCTATTTTTTGTTCTATTCTGCCCAGGGTTTGGTGTACTTGGCCGTGGTCTTTTTTGTTGTCGCTGCCGATTTTGCCAATAAGCGCCACCAATACAAGGAAGCCACCACCGACAAGAGAAACCACAATTTCAGTTTCCATGTCATGCAAAAGGGTCTATTGGTTCGGGTGGCACATAGTTAGGGTCATAAAATTCGCCGTATTCGCCAAGTGTTGCGTCAAACATAAAACCGATGCCCGCATAAATTCCGCGAAAGTTTGCGTTATATGAAGTTTGCAACCAATTCCCAGCAATGCCCAGTGATGCAATAAATTCTTGGCCAATTGGTTCGCTTTCAGGAAACGGTAAATAGTCAAGCGTTTCGTTGCTGACCGCTATTACTTGTAAAACGGTGTTTGTTTCGTCTATGTCTGCAAAATAAGCCATTAGAAAGTTACGCTTCCTGAACCCGTCCATTTGTACACGCGATAACCGCCAGCAACGGTAATAGTTGGTGAACCTGTTGTTGAGGTTGCGGCAGGAAATTGGTCTGAGTATCGGATAATTACAATTCCTGAACCGCCAGCCGCGCCCGCACCACCGCTGTTAAATGTTGCCCAACCGCCACCGCCGCCGCCTGTGTTTATTGTTCCTGCCGTGGCCGCTGTGTCAGGTGTAAAGCCTTCTCCACCTGCACCGCCACCACCTGAACCGCCTGGGCCTACGGTTTGACCACCACCGCCGCCGCCGCCTGCGTATGTGACTGACGCGCCGCTAATGCTGGAAGCCGTTCCTGCTCCGCCTGCACCGCCTGTTCCTGTTGTGGTATTTCCGTTTCCACCTACCGCGCTTGCACCGCCACCACCACCACCGACAAATAGGCCGCTAACTGTCCCGCCACCGTTGCCACCGTTGTTACCTTGGCCGCTTGGTGATGCTGTACCGCCTACCGATGGCGAACTACTGCCACCACCACCGCCTGAACCGCCGTTAGCGCCACTTGTTTGATATGAACCACCACCACCGCCACCCGTTGAAGTGATAGTTGAAAAAACAGAATTAGAACCCGCTGTACCAGTTCCGCTATTAACAGCGCCTAATCCAGCACCACCAGCACCCACCGTAACGGTGTAAGAAACGCCTAAAGAAACTGCAACGGTGCTTGTACGAAAACCGCCTGCACCACCACCACCACCGCTTAGGTTTGTGCTTGCCGTTCCTGCACCGCCACCGCCGCCAGCAACGACAAGATATTCAACGCTATCTAAAACAGGCGCGCCAACGCCAGCCAAAAGTTGCATGGCGTTATGCCACCAAGTTGCCTATAACAACCCAGGTATCAGATGCAATTTTGCAACAGGTTGCCACAGCGTATTGTGCGCCAGTTTTTAGTTTTGTTCCCGCGCTTCGCAGTGTTACACCTGCGCCAGCGGTAATTGTTACTTGACCTGCGCCTAGTTGCATAAGGTTAATTTGTGTGCCGATTCCGTAAGCAACTGTTCCGTTAGGTGGAATAGTCAAAGTAATTGCTGAAGCATTGTCAAGCGTAATTAGTTTGCCGTCATCACCTAAAACTGTTGTGTAACTTGTGCCCGTTTGCGCATTTAACGCAACCATTGCAATTGCTAAATTGGTGCATTCGGCGGCCGTCAAAATTTGGCCTGTGGTAAATGTTTCGCGTACTGCCATGTCTTTATCCTAAAGCATTCAGGGCATCAAGTGTGCCATAGATAGGGTCATCCAAAATTAGTTCATAAACCACAGTAGTTGGGGCTGTACTAATTAAAACCCGATGGCCCGCACTTATGTCCAAATAATGTTCAATGCCTTCCACAGATAATTCCTGGGCAAGTTGGGTTGTCCCCGCGCCGCTAGGAAAAGTTTTTTCAATGGTTATTGTTTGCCCAATGTCAATAATGGCCACGGTGTCGCGCTGGACGGTGGTCAATGCCATAAACGCGGTTTCAACTGAAGTAAATCGGGCTTCAGGGTCAGGGTTCAAAAGGTAACTAGCGGCCGTGTCAATGGATGTTTGTTCGTGTAACAAACTATTTGTGATGCTTGAAGTTTGAATGAAATAGGTGGCTATTGAAGTTGTGTTTTCGGCAATTGAAGTTTTTCCGTCTAGCGCTGTTACAACGCTTCGGTTGATTACTGCGTCCGCTTCAAACGATATGCCCAGGCCAAAATAGGGAATTTGTGTTCCATCATCGTGAAAATCTGCTACGGGTGCTGACAGGGTTGGCCCAATTCGGTTTTGAAAAGTGAATACGCCTTCACGAGACATAAACACGCGCCCAAATTCTGCCGTGTCGTTTATTTGTGAAACATAACTTAAAACATTTGTTCCAGCGTTAACGGTGTATGCGGCGTCATGGCCAAGTTGTACTGTCCCTGTAGCAATGTCACGGCTTGCGCCTGTAGGAAAATCTACTTCAGGTAGGCTTAAAACCGTATTAAGTCGCGCACCCGATAATTCAGCCGATGGGTTAAATTCGTCTAAATAGGTTTGTGACAACAAATAGAACTGGTCAGCACAAAACACAGTGACGCTATCTAAACCGCCAAGCGCAAAATTATAGTCATAATTAATGACAAAACCACGAAAGATGTATTCAGGATTATCAGCGTTGTCGTAACGAATTAATTGAACTTCACGCATTGGGGCAAGCCCAGGGATGCTTTCGTTTGTATCCCAAAACGGACTGTTTTCATCAAACGGATTAAAAATCCCACTAACATCCAAAATTTCAAACGACATTGTTCCCGCGCTAAATGTGTCACCAATGTCGCGGCGGCCGCGCTTAACCATTATTGATTGAGTTGATTCAAGCACAGACGCAAACTGTGTTGTTCCATCTAAAACATAAAATGGGTCATCTAATAAACCTTTTACCGCGTCATCTAGAGTAAATGCGTCAACTACAAAACCTGTGTCAATTTGCAGGTCATAATTGCCCGCGTTGACAACTGGAAACCCAGCCATCAGGCAATGTTCAGGGCAAGCGGCCCTGCACTCCGCGAATAAGCGCGCAACGCGTTTACAACTGATTGACCAATCTCCGCACTAGTTGCCAGTCCGCCAGTAACATTAATGTTGACATCGCCGCCGCCGTTACCCATTTTTGAGAGGGGGACTACGGCCTCTGGCCCAGCCTCGCCAATTAAAGCCAATGTTGGACGACTGACGATGCCGCCCTCTGCCATTTTTGGTATTCCACCTGCCGAAATGGTTGAAACAATACGGCTAACAGTTTCGGTAACTCTGATAGAAACATCCACTGTTCGTTTCATTTTTGCCGCAATGGCATCCATTTTTTCCATTAGTTTTGGGGTCATTTTGTCAAGCGCGCTTTGTATTCCGTCAACCATTTTTTGCGCTACATCAATGCCACCCTGATACCATTTTCCTGCCGCATTTAATCCAACCTTTTCGGCTGCCGAATTGGCTGAATCAACTAAAGCGTTTGTTTCGTCAATAGCGGTTTGACCGCCTGCAATGAGTTGGTCAGCGATAGCGCCGCCTGCTATTGCACCCGATTCCAGCACTTTAGCCAATGCATCTTTGCTTAAGTTTCTGTCTAACAAATCTTGAATCTTTTTTGCATAGTCAACAATGCCAGAAACTTGGCTTCGCAAACCATCTAAAAACCCGCCACCTGTTTCTTTTCCTGCATCCTGTGCATCAGAAAAATTAAATGCTTGCTTAACACTGTCGGAAACGCTTTTGGCAAAGGAAGCAAATTCGTCTTTTGCTTTCTGCAAATCTTCTTTGGCTTTGTCTAAGGCTTCGCCCATTTTTTCTTTTACGGCTTTAGCGAAACTTTCTACCTTTTGTGTAGCACCACCAACCTTTGGTGTAAAATCTTCTACAGCGGTTGTTGCTAATTTTCCTGCATCAGACATGCGGGCCATTTGGCTGTTGCTGTATTTTTGAGCCTCTGAGTAAGCACCTAAGCCCGCTTTCATGTTGTTCATTTGGCGGTTGTATAAAGCAAATGCGGCGATACCTGCAATAACTACGGCGATGCCTACGCCAGTTGCAATTTGTACTGCGGTGAATGAGGCCGCCAACGCCCAGTTCACGCCCATCGTAATAATGCTTATTGCCTTCCATGCGGCCATTGCCACATTGGCGGTAATAATTGCACCCGACAACGCGCCTAAAGCAACAGTCATTCCAACAACAAACCCAGTGTTATTTTCTACAAAAGTTGCAAAATCTACAATTAATGGCAGGATGGTTTCAAGCACTGGCAAGAAACCTTGGCCAATTTGTGTAACCGTGTTTTTTAGGGTTGCGGTTAAAATCTTTTGTTGGTTGGCCGCTGAATCAATCGTGTTGTTAAAGTCGCCCTGTTGGTCTGTAGTTTGCTTCATAATCAAACTATGGGTGGCCAGTACTTTGGCCTGTTGGTCAAGTGTCCCTGTGCCTTTGTAAAGGCCCATTGCCATCGCTTCGGCTTTAACTGCCGCGTCATTAATTAAAACATTGTATTTTCGGATTGGTTCGCTTTCGCCGCGCAATGCCGCACCCAGGGCTAATGCAACTTCTGCTGGGTTGGCGTTGTTAAATGATGCCATGTCGGCGGTCAAAGTAACCAAATCTGTTGAAAATTTGCCTAGGTCTTCTCCAGTTTGTCCCGCCATTTTGCCAAGCCCGCCAAAAGTTGCCGCAAAATCTAAGGCTTCCTGGTTAGCAATACCCAACGATTTGGCAGATTCTTTGGCAAATGCTTGAACCTCTTTTGAGGCTGTTCCAAAAATAACATTGGTTTTGTTAATGGTTTCGTTTAAATCACTTGCAGATTGTGCGGCCTTGTATGCGCCAATAGTGATTGCGCTGAATACCGCGGCGGCAGGTACGGCCATTTTTCGTAAAGCAAATTGCGCTTTATCCGTTGCCTTGGTAAGAGCCTGAAATTCGGCCATTGCGGCTTTAACCCCAGCGGGGTTAAATTCCGAAAGAATCGCAATGTTAATTGCCACCGTCTACCACATTTCTTTGAACATCCGCCATAACATCTTTTACTAATCCTCGCACATTGTCTTCCACCTTGGAAGCATTGGCTTCGTATGCAGGCCACATTGCGCGTGATGCGCCGCCGTAACCTTTGCCTAAAAGGTTTTGAACCATTTGGCCATCACTGTTTTTTTTGCCTGCCATATCAAACAGTGAACCCCAACCTGTTTTTTGTTGGATAATAAAAACGCCAACTGTTTCATAGGTTGCGCCGCTAGCAATGTTCCGTTTTCGGGCTTTACGGGTATTGATTTTGGCAACAACGCCTTTTTCAACTAGGCCGCCATCCCAGCCACCAAGTTTTTTATATGGGCGCGCCCAACCCGACAATGGGGGTGCTTCAGGAAATCTAGACCTAGCGTCATCCACCATTGGTTTTACAATGTCTTTATAACGCTTGGTGTACTGGCGGCGCAATTTAGGGTTTATCTTGTTTATTTCTTTTAACGCGTCTTTAACGCCATAAACCTTAAGTTTGACATTCGCGCCACTCATCTACGCCCGCTTTCCTTACTTTGTTCATTTAGAACACTAATAACTGTTTGCAGGTCGCGCGTGTCAAATTCTATGTGCGGTGGCCACCACCCTACTGAAACTAACAATTGTGCTAGTTGTTTTCGGTAAGTGCCCCGCCCGTAGGGTTTGGGTTTGTCATATCCAAAGATTCAATTTCCATGTCAGGGTGCGCTTCTAACCACAGCATTGGTGTTGCTTCTAGTTTGTAACTGGTTCGCTTCAGCATAAAGTGTGCCCAAAAAACCATGTCCATGATGCCGATTCCGCGGCCGTCTGAAACTTTGCGGTTTTCTTGTTTTTCCCATTCGGCGATGCACAACAAATTTGTTGTTACCGTGATTGGTTCATCGCCAGGGGATGGCGTTATTTTCATTACTAGTTTCATTAACTTGCCTTTCGTGTCGGGCCGTTAGGCCGTGATTAACTAGCGGTAAAAGTTCCGCCCGTGAAACTCAAGTCCACTGTGCTTAATTCTCCCAAAGCCCCGTTTACGACAGGCATGGACTCTAGGTAACAATTGGCCAGGGTAAAGGTCTTCGTAACTGCACCTTCAGTAACGGTTGCAACAACTGTGGTTGCTGTTCCTACAAGTGCTGCAAGTGTTGCATAGGTTTCGCTTGCGGCGTATGACTGGAACAAGGTCATGGTGCATTCGTTGTTGAAAAGGCCGCCCGTGTACAAACGGGAAGTGTCTTTCAGAGTGGATTTGTCAAGTTGCTCGCGCATGTTCGTGAACACGATGGCGGTGCACTGGTCACTCAAATCAACTGAGTTAACGGTCAATGTGGTGATGTTTGAAAGAAAAGTTGTTGTTGCCATTTGGGTTACTCCTTAGGTGTTTTCTTTATAGTAGATGTTTTTTTGACACTATCGGTGGATTCTTCAGCGGCAATAAAACCGCCATCAATCAGGGCTTGAATGTTGACACCTTCGGTAACTTCAAAAGCGTCACCGACTTTGCCCAGGCGTTCGGACTGAATTATATATTTCACAAACTGCTCGCTTCCATGTTGACAATGACTTCATAACAAGGGTACAGCGCGCCGCCAATCTCTATGGATGTTGGGCGGCCTTCTGTGATGGCCACATTTGCGCCTAATAATTGGGCGGTCATGTTCAATAGTTTGCGCTGAGCATCCAGGTTGAAAGGCCCAGAAACTATAAGTTGCACTGGAAAAGTCAATTGGATGCGCTTGTTTTTCATTAATGGGGTGCTAAATGTTGGGGCATTAATAAACGCGCACGCGCCCTGAATGTTTCTAGGGTCAGTTACCA